GCCAAGTTGGTAACCGGGTTGGCAAAGCTGAGCTGTACCGTGTCGCCAACCACCGGGTTCAGTGGCAGCCGCACGATCAACGACCCCAGCGCCCCGGACGAGACGTAAATGCTGGGCGTGTCGCGGCTCAGGATCAGCGTGTCGCCCGAAGCGGGGGTGGCGGTGACGATGCCGGAAGCGGTGCCGACCGGCTGGTTGGTGGCGGCAACCCACTGCCCCGGCGGGCCGGAGGGGTCGATGTAGTAGACGAAGAGCTGGCCCGAGACACTGTCCCACCAGAGGTCGCCCTGGTAGGGTCCGATTGGCGACGTTGCTCCGACATGCACTTGATTACCTCCCGTGGATGTCGGCACCGTGCCGCCGCCGTGCGCGCTGCCCGGCGCAATCTGAATGCCATGCGCCCGGATCTGTAGAGGCCCGCCCCAACGAGCTTTCCTGTCGGCCAGTTCGATACTGGCAAAGGCCGCCTCGCGACGCTGCAGCCACATCGGCGCCCGCTCGTCGTGGCCGATATAGAGTTCAGCTTCCGCCAGGGCGCCAAAGAGGTAAGCGTCGGGGTGAGCGTCTAAGAGCCAGTTGGTGCCGTCGCCACTGCCGCCCGCTAAGCCTGGCACGCCCGACTGATAGATCAGCTCGATATCGTAGACCGTATCCGGTAAAGGCCCGATCCACAGTACGGTGTTGCCCCACAAGGTGTACGCCAAAGGCGGGCCGCCGAGACCGGGAAGCAAGCTCGGCGGCACATAAGCCAGGGTGTAGCCGTCGCAGGAAACCCTGCGGATTTGCTGGAAGTCGTCCGGCAGACTTATCCCGCCGGTCTGCGCCACCGTGTGCAGGATGACGTATTTCTCGGCCGCACCGACGCGGAGGCGCCGGTTGGCCTCGACCTCGAAGAGCCGGATCATGTCCGGAACGGCCGGTTCGACCAACGGGTCGCCCGGCCGGGCCAGCCAGCCCAGGACTGCGGTCCGAAGCTCGGCGTACGTCGAAAGCGGCATGAAACTATAGCCTGAAAGAGGTAGGGCGTAAGTGCCGCCATTCCGGGTCTTCCAGCAAGCGCTTGACCGCCGGCCAGTGGTCCGCCCGCCAGGCATTGACGCCGTACTCGCGCAGCCACTTCAGCGCGATGGTGTCCGGGATCGAGGCGGCCAACCACATATCCTTGCCCTTGCCGTCGCTGTCCAAGTGGAAGCTCTTGTTATAGTCAAGGGCGGGCTGCACGTCGGCGTATTTGCGAATCGTGACGTTGCCGGTGTCCTCGTCGTATTCGAAGGTTTCCCAGGTGCCGGCCGCGGGGTCGCTGTCGAAATAGTATTCGGTCATCTCGCCTGTTCCAGAAGGTTACGAACCACTTCGCACGTCTCCAGCACGGCCAGGACCTTGCCGTCCGCCAGCCACAGGACGCAGCGCGCCTCGCCGACAACCACCTTGTTCGCCGGGCTGGACGGCGCCTTGGCGTGCAGGCTCGTGACGTGGCTCGGGAAGACCCGCACCTCGCCGCCATCGGCCCGGTGCAACAGCACCATCGCCAGGGTGGCCGGAAAAAGGAGGGACAACACAGGGGTTATCCCTCCACGCATTGCAACTACGGAGCGGTGAGGTCGAATATTCCACCACTACCAGCTTCGTTTTTCGACGTAAGCGTGTATTCGCCCAGGAGCATACGCTTTTCCGCGTCGCCTGTACGGGCCAACTCGAACTGACGGATCGGTCGCAACCAGTCGACCGACCAGAGGCTCCAGTTGAGTAGGAGGGCATCCCTCGGCCGCATAAAGCGGTTCGGGATGATCCTGACCGTGTGGAAGTCACCGACGTAGACATCGATCGTAGTGACCAGCTTCCTATCGCTAACGTCGTAAGTCTTCTGCGCACCACCGGCGAAGCCGCTAGCGACGGATTTGTTGGCGCCCCCGACCATCAGCACGTCGAGGTCTTCAGAGCTGTTGGTGTAGACGCTGGCCATGACCGACTTAAGCATCGCTTCCGTAAAGGCCCGCGGCGTACCGTCCACTCTGGCATCCGTTCCGTCGCCTACGGGATCGGTGCCAACATGGTTCGTATTCGTAGTAATCCAGGCCAAAACGCTAGCAGCTTTAGGAGCTACCGCCACTGCGCCGGTAGCCTTTGCCTGGTTGCTCAAGAGGATCGCTTCGATGTCGATCTTGAGTTCCTTCGCTCTTTTGGTCATCTGGTAGGCCAGTTCAGTACGGCGGCCTGCTTTATTAACCGCATCGACCGTGCCGCTGATAATTACTTCCTTACGGCTGATCTGGGTGCGGTTACCCAACCTTACAGTGACCGATGCCGGGGTGAACGTTGCGATATCATCGCCCTGATATTGCGCGTTGGCCGTGTTTGGGGCGCTGAGACTATCGCTTTGCCATTCGTGATAAACGGCATCGGCAGTGCCCCTGCCGATGTTACTCGTAAAAGGCGTATCCGTGGGGCTTAGGTTGCTGATCCACTCCGCCAAGTCCTCTCGTAGTCCCTGAAGCCCGGGGGCTCCAGCATGTGTCGTGGCCGTTCCTGCGAGGATCGCCATGGAAAACTCCGTATAATCAAGGGATTAGAGGATTTCCATGAGATAGCCGATTGCGTCTTGTTCACTGCCCGATTGCTTCAAAGCAGCCATCTTGTCTTGGCGTCGCTTGGCTGCCCGATTGTCCGGCCTTGCTCGTGAAGCACCGGGAGGCTGCGGAGCGACGCCGTTGGTACGCTTCTGCTGCGCTTGCTGACGGACCTGTTTCATTCGGTCCGCCTGCATCGCTTCCTCGACCACGAGCAGCACGCGGTGATCGACCACCGCACCGATCTCCTGGTCGCTGAAGCCTTTTTTGCTCAACCAGCTACGCACCGACGCGATTTTCTGCGGCGCCTTTTCAGGGTCGCCGTACTCCGGCAATACCTCGACCAACCGCTGCTGTTCCACCTGACAGAGCTGGGCAAATTGATGGGCCTGGGCCTGTTGGCTTTGGGCTTCGACTTGCTGCAGTTCCTGCTGAATCGTGCCTAAACGACCTCTGAGAGCTTCGCTTTGGGCTTTCAGGCGGACATAGTCGGCGGGCTGCTCGTTGGCCAAACGCGGCCAATCGATTTGAGCGAATTGCTCGGCCTCGGGCATCGCCACAGCTAAAAGCTGCTTAAGGTTCTGGGCATAGGTCTGACGCTCGCGCTCGACGGTTTGAAACGTCGCCTCAAGCGCTTTTCGATGTTCGGCTATCTCCTGGGTCTTTTGCGTAAAGGCCTTATCCCGATCGCTCTCCCGGCGCGCAAACATCGCCTGCGCTTCGGGTGGGAGCGTTCTGAACAACTCCTTCTCTTGGTTAGTCAGTCCGTTTGGCGGCTCTATCCCTTGATGGTCCGCAACGTCCTCGCCTTCGAGAACGTCGTCGGATTCAGGCGTATAGTCCTCCTCCTCTTCCTCGCTGGGGGCCGGATCTTCCGGTCCAGGCAACGGGTCTTGCGACCCCTGCTCCTCTGCCGCCGGCGCTTCCGCACCCGGTAACGGGCGCGTTTCGAGCTGCCGTGGCGGCTGTCTCTTTGGCGGCTTGTCTTCGGCGGCAAGAAGCCCCTCGATGCCCTGCATCACTTCGGCTTCGGATAGCCCAGTGCCCTCGCCCACCAAAGCGGGGGGCGCTACGTCGCTCATGATCGATCCTGTAAGATTGCGTTTAAGCGTTAACAGTTAACGCTTATCAAACCTTCTTGGTCGGCTTCAGCTTGACCAGGCTCTCGGGCTTCTTATTCCTGACCACTTCACCGAGCGCTTGCCTAGCCCGCTCCATCGCCTCGGCCGACACCGGACCGTGCTCGACCTCGTCCACCAGGCGCTTCAATGCGCGGACCAGCAATTGCCGGTTGGTCAGGCCCTCAACGTTCATTCAAGCAGGCCTTTCCTTTTACAAAAAAGGCCTCGATCAGCAACACAGTAGCCACACCGAACCCAATGCCGGCTATCCAGGCGCCATGAGGCGGAGGGCAGGAAAACGAGCCTAGGGAAAGCCCGAGCGACACAAGATTGAGGATGAGGCTCATTGTCTTCTGGCCATCGTCGCGTCAGCGATCATCACCTGGAGTTCACCCCTGACCCGGTGCAAAGCCCACAGCATGTGATAGGCCGCATCGCGCTGCCTCTCCTCGTCAGGCGCACTCTGCTTCCAGGTTTCGACAAGCTTTCTTTCCACCCGGTTCATCGCCTCGTGCAAGGTCGGGTTGTCCAAGAGCTTCCTGGCTTCCTCGCCCAGTTCCTGCCGGTCGGTCGGCGCCTGCCCGAACGGCCGCCACGGCACATCCGCTTTAGCCAGAAACCGTGCCCAGCGACCCATCACCATGCTAAACCTTGGCCCGACAGCGGCTAGGGCGACGGCCCGAACACCCGGTCACCGCCCGGGCTGCCGCCGTCACTCGGCCCCGCGGTCTGGTCGAGCGCCCCCACGGGCGCCCGGGGCGATATCGGTGTCGCCACGCCTTACTTTTGGGATTTATATACTTTACTCCCTTGGCCTCGGGCGGTATAATCGGCGCACCAACCAAGGATGGATGAGCCGTGAGCCGTAGCACCATATCGACCTTCCAACTGTTTCAGATGATCCCCGATGCGGAAACCGCGCGGGTCTATCTGGAAAGCCGCCTGTGGCCTGATGGGCCGCGCTGCCCGGTCTGCGCTGCTGGCGAGCGTATTACCGTTCGCAAGGGCGGGTACTACCGCTGCAACGCTTGCCGCGAGGACTTCACGGTTCGCACCGGCACTATTTTTGAGCGGTCGCACGTTCCACTGCACAAGTGGGTTTACGCGATGTACCTGCTCGTTACGGCCCGCAAGGGCATCAGCAGCATGCAGTTGGCGAAGGAGATCGGCGTTACCCAAAAGACCGCATGGTTCGTGCTGCACCGGCTGCGTGAAGCCTGTGGCACCAAGCTCCAGAAGCTGGCTGGGATCATCGAGATTGACGAAACCTACGTCGGCGGCATCGAGGCCAATAAGCACGAGCGGAAGAAGCTGAGAGCCGGTCGAGGCACAGTCGGTAAGACCGCCGTCATCGGCATGCGGGAGCGCGGCGGTAAGACAGTCGGCAAGGTCGTTGCCGCCACTGATCAGGAAACCGTGCATCGGGTTATCCATGAGAACGTCGAGGTTCGCTCGACCCTGCACACAGATGAGTTCGCAGCCTATCGCGGTCTTGGTGGGCTGTTCTTCGATCATGAAACCGTCAACCATGGTGCCGCAGAGTTCGTCCGCGATGACGTGACGACCAACAGCATCGAGAGCGTGTTTGCCGTCCTCAAGCGCGGCCTGATCGGCGTCTATCATCACGCTAGCCCCAAGCATCTGAGCCGATATGTCGATGAGTTCTCGTTCCGGCTGAACGAAGGCGACGTTA